GACGTAGGTACCATCCATCCGGCGAACGATAACGGAAGAGGGATCGTGAATATCGAAAGCCACCCGGACCTCTTCGCTATCCACCTGGATTAATTCTTCAGAGAAGTAGTCGTTGTTAAACAGGCGCAACCAGCCACGCTGCGCGGTACGCACCATCTCCGGCATAAAGGCTTCGCGCAGCTCAACATCAGTCAGATATTCAATATCGTCACCTTCAGCTTCGAGAACGGCACGACGATAGGCAGCCGGAGTCATGTGACGCCCGTTACGTTTTGGAAGCTCACGATGTTCATGCGTGTTGTTGTATGCGTCAACTTCGCTGGCGATTGCGTCAAGCAGCTGCTGCCAGGAGGGTAATTTACCCAGAGCATTACGTTGCACAGGCGTCAGCTCCCGTCCGTTCTCCTGCGCTTTGATGGCTGACTGGATAGCACGCGACGTGATGCGGGCATGCTCCCGGTCAGCACTGTCGCCGCTGAACGTATCGAACTGCATCGCAACACGGCGGGGAACACCCTTGTTAAGCCGTTCGATGATGCCGCGAGACTGAGGACGCCCCGGAATACTGGTCGGGTGCTCAATACCGAGGCGGCTGAAAATACCCGTCACATCGGCATCAAGCGTTTTGTTTGTTTCACCGCCGCCGTTATCGGAATACACAAATAACGGTTTGCCGAAATGACGCATGGCGTAACGGTAGGCATCAGCCACAGCAATAACGCTTTCTGAAAGTGCCAGGCTCCAGCCCGTAATAAAGCGTGTCCGGCCATCAATAATTAACGTCAGTTCAGGAGTGAACGGGCGGCCATGGTCAGGGTGTGCCACCTTCATCTCCAGGGATTTACCATCCGCAATCCAGCAGCCATTAACCGGCATAAGGGACCAGTCACGTTTCTGGAAGCATTCATAAGCCAGCGCAGCGGAACCGCTGACGCGACCGCGCACACGCTCGCGCTTTGGCAGTTTTGCCATGGCGCGGCGAACGGCATCATATGACGGGCAGGCGGCTGCAATTGCCGGCTGGTCGGCATACGTGTTTTCCCATTCAGCTTTAAAATCACTGTAAGCATCCCTTAGCGTCGGCCCCTTTCTTGATCGCCAGTGGGCCAGAAAGTCAGGAAGCCACTGGATCTTTTCAGGCGTCCTAGCTTTCAGTTGTCCAGGAGCAAGCAGCGTCAGACGCTCAGTACCTGGCCGGGACGCCTCGTAAATAGACACCCACTCTTGAAGGCTGCGCTCACCAAAACCTTTACGGGTTGAACCCTTGCGGGCGTTGGCGATAACCGCAGCATCTTTAAGGTGCTCTGGCAGTGAATCGGTGCGTGCAGCCTTCACGATAAATTTGACGGCAGCGGTGCGTGATGAACCCGCATTCCGCAGACGTTCAACCTCCATCGCCAGCGCCGCGCGGGCATCGGCGATCTGTTTTTGTTTAATGGTCAGTTCGCCGACCTTCTGCTCAAGAATGACCGGGCACTGGCGCAGCAGGGCTATATCCTGACGGTCTGCGGTGGCCTTACGTGCAACAACCGCACGGAGTGCATGCTCGCCTGGCTTAGAGGCCAGCACTGTCTGATACACTTTTTCGCGGATGGCTGACTGCATATCATGAGGAAGGCTTTCGATGAGAAATTCATAGGCGATACCTTTAACGCCTTCTCTTTTCCTGCATGTCCACTGTTCATTTTTTGCTTTGCGCAAAATGGTGCTAACGGCAGAAGAAAAACCGGGTAACTCAGTTATCTCTTTAGCAGTAACCCAACCATTAAATGAAGACATATCAATATCTCCCAGGCCAAATATCTTCAGGAGTCATACCGATTGCTTCAGCAATAATTTTTTCAGCTTTTGGGTATGGTTTATCTAGGGGATTTTTTAATGTGTAAGGCGATAGGTTGTGCTCCCGCCCCAAACTAGAGAGAGACATGTTTCTTTTGCGCAAAGCCGCGACGATATCCGCTCTGTGCATGTTTTCTCTTTTTTCGCATTTCATTTCATGCCATCCTTAAAAGTTAACCACTTAGCTAGCCTGCAAAGTACCCAGCTAGCTACTTAAGAAGATACTTTCATTGCATTGTGATTGCAATGCGTGCAACGACAAATAATTGTCAATGTTGGCAATATAATCACTATGTGATTGTTTTTATTGAATTTAAATTTGTCATTTCATTTATCTTCTGCAACGACAAATGAAACCACAAAGGGTTTTTGTGATGGCGTTTAATGAATGGTTTTCGGCAAGTGAGCTTGCAGGGCTTCCGGGAATGCCTGGTGATAAGAGCAGTGTCAATCGGAGGGCTAATAAGGAGGGTTGGAAGAAGCGTCAGCGCGCTGGTGTTAGGGGGACGGCTTTTGAGTTCCACATCTCATCTCTTCCCTCTGCAACTAGAGAGGCGATTGGTACAGAACAGGCTGACATTGGAGAAAGCGAAATCGATACGGAGTTACTATCAAAAGTTATCGAATCTGTTGAATTACTTTTGATGAGTAGGAAAAAAAAGATAAGCCCTTCGACCAAAGCAAAGGTGATCACGGTGCTTTACCGGGCTTTTAAATCAAGTAGTTACATAGACATGAAGTTGATACAAGAAACGATCGAGCTTGTTGCTTAGTCTGGGAGGCTGTAATGAAAGACGACAAAGTTGTACATCTTGGTAGAAAGAAAAATGCATTTGAGGACGAGTTGTTAGAAATTGCTCAGCTTCTTTCGCAGGATAATGAGGATGCAGCTGATATTGATGGGGGTAATCAGACAATCCCATCAATCAACGTCAATGGTTCAGCCAATGTGATTGGCAACGGAAACACCGTAAATAATGTAATAACCTTTACAAGATCCATACAGAAAAAAATTCAGGTCAAAACGGCAGATGGAGTTATTGATGCGACACAAAAATTCCAGATAAAAAGCCTTGTAGATGAATGGGTTGAAAATTTTAACGCTATAAAGAAGTCAAAACTCACACACCAAAAAGCATGGTCACTTCTTAATCGCCACATGAAAGTGAATAGTTATCATGAAATCAAAGACATAAACCATGCTAAAGCAATAAAATTCCTTCGTTCAAGACTGGGCGAATTGCGCAACATGCCATCCGCTCCGAAAAAAGTTCAAGACTGGAGAGCACAAACAATTAAGTCAATCCAAGCCAGGTGCTCTGAAAAAGGGTGGCAGGCATGGCGTAAACTCTATATGCAACAGAAATTTGAAAAAAATTCGATGACTGAACTTACCGATGTAGAACTAAAACAACTGTACCAAACTGTATGGAATAAGAGGTGAGGTAGAGCTGAAGAACCGCATTAGGATCGTTTAAAAGTGATTTAAACGGTTCTAATGCGTGCTAATTTTAGTGCAGAATATTTCGCCTTTTTTACTATTTTTGCTCAAAATCCAGTAGCGTGTGCAGAATTACCTCACAGCTGTCTACCCCTTGATAGCTCTGCCTTTCAGCCTATTACCCCTCGTTTTCCCTCTATGCAGAAACGATCACCTCCCCACACCTGACCGAGAATGTACGCCTTGTAATGACCGTTAGCAGGTGCGCTGGCGGGCAGGGTTTTCTCGTCATAGCCGACGCAGTATTTATCCAGGAAAGGCTGATCGACGAGGTTCTCGGTGATCATCACCCACGCCAGCGCGGAGACCAGGGCCGCATCGGTACCCGGACGTATTGGGATCCACTCGTCTTCACGTCCGGCACCGGTGTCGGTATAGCGCGGAT